AATCATGCAAATTTCCCAAATCTTTCTATCTACTGATCCAGCAGAAAAACTTAGCCCTTTTTTGCAGCATGCTACTGGCACTATTGATGCTTGTTTTCCAGAAGCAAAGCATGTAATTTACAACAATGATTCACTTCGTGCTTTTATTGCGGACAACTACGAGGAAGAGGTGCTATGGGCTTACGACACACTTAAACCATTCTCTTACAAGGCAGATCTTGGTCGATTTTGCCTGTTAAACAAAGTAGGTGGTTGGTATTTTGATATTGGCGTGAGAGCATTTAATGCAGTGGAGCTTGGTGATCGCATTAAATTTCTTGCCTTTCGCGATATTCAACGTTTTAGTTATACAAGTTGGGCGTGCGCAACTACTGTGCTTTATTCTCAACCAGATAATGCTGCCTTGCAAACTGCTATTGAGATGATTGTGGCTAATTGCATTGAGCAATACTATGGCATCACGCCATTGTGCCCTACTGGTCCTACATTGCTTGGTAAGGCGCTGGCCGCGAATGGAAGTCAAGCTGATTTCGTCTATGGCGACTACCTTGAGTTGACTCCCACGCACGGCCAGAAGAATAGGGCATTTGTACTTCCTGATGGCACAATCATGGCGTGGAGCAAGCCTGCTGGCGGTGGTGATTTAACTGGCCTTGGCGCTAAGGGCGTCAATAACTACAATGAGCTTTGGCAAGCTCGCAAGGTGTATAGCGATGGTTGATAGTACCATTTATGCCGTGTGCATTCCAGGTGAGAAGGTGCGTTACTCGGCGCGGTCTCGCATTGTGCCAATCATGGGAGGAAGTCACACGCTGAGCAAGGAAGAGCGCGAAAAGCTTCGTGCCGAAGGCTATGTTTTCGACGACGAGAATGCCATGCTTTCTCCGTTTAACAATCGCTGGGGAGAACTTTCTTGCGTGCATTGGATGATTCTTAATGCAAGAGAGCCTAATATTGGCAATGCACAGTATCGTCGCAATTGGCTAGAGCCGGAAGACGAATGGTATTGTCCAGAAACTTTGTATGTACCAGAGCCTGCTCAATTTTCCTGCACGCTTGAGCAACAGTTTTATGGTGGCCATTCCGCTTTTGATGCGCCAGTAATTACGCGAAAATTGGCAGATAGCGGTCAGTGGGTATTCACACGCGAGGAAATTGACAAGATCTGGGAGCAGTCTTCCTTTATTGGCTGCAACATGGCGCGTGGGCCAAGGCAGTCTTATATGCAGTTCATGACAGTGCTATTTGCTGCATTAGCTCCTGTTTGGCGAGAGAACAAGGAGCATTTTCTTTCCATTGAAGGTTATGACAAGCGCGCAATTGCTTTTATTGCTGAACGTTTAATTACCGGCATGGTTTTATGCAGAGATAGAATTTTGCCAGGCGTAAAAATAGCTACGGCTCCGATAGGATTTGTAAATTGATTAAACTTTAAGAAAGGATGCCTAACAATGACTAAAAAAGAAAAGCAAGCTAAGGTTGCAAAAGATTAGTCGGGCTTGACGTGTTGCCATTGCCTGCCTTTTTCAATATGACCAATCGCTGCCCTGGTTACACCCAATACTTTTGCGAGCATGTTTCGCGAAAGCGTCGGATTAGCGACGAGAATATTTTTAATTGCAGCTACTTGACTCTCGGTTAACTTGCTCCTTCCGTTATTTTCGCCTTTATGAGTGGCGTGGATAACTGCATCATGGCAATTCTCCACAGGAGTTCCCCATGCCAAATTTGACGCACGGTTGTCATAACGATTACCATTCAAGTGCCTGACAACTTCAAAATCCTTGGGCGTGCCATGAAATGCCTCGCAAACAAGGCGATGCACTTGTCGAGTGAGACCTGTAGTTCCCTTTGGGTAAAGCCCCACCTTGCCATAAGGGCCAGAGTAATTGATCTTTAAAAGCACTCGCCTCCCATCTTTGTACTTGCAGACACGACCTTGATCGCTTACCTCATACAAGCCATCCGTCTCAGCGATGGGCAGCCAGTTTTCGTCGTGCGACATTGCCGTCGTTGCTAGAATCGTAAAAAGTATAGCATGGGACCATGAGTTCAAAGCAACAGCGCCAAAAAATTGCTCGCGTTTTGCGTGAGTTCAAAGCTGGCACATTGAAAGGTAGTGATAAAAAGCCAGTAAAAAATAGAAAGCAGGCGATTGCTATTGCTCTCTCCGAAGCTGGCATGAGTCGTCAAGGCAAGAGCGATGAATATTGGGATGGTTATTTCATGACACTCATTGGTGAAGAAGAAGAAGAGAAAGAAGAAGTAGAAGAGGGGATGATGGATGAAAGTGCTGGTGAAGCGCGTTGCCGTGGTTATCTAAATACTGTTGCAAAGAACAAGGGAAAAAAGCGCTGAGGGGCGACGCTGAAAGCTTTGCCCCTCCTGCTGCTGTAAGAGCTACTGCACGTCGTGGACTAGAACTACGCAAGAAGCATGGCAAGGGAGGCTTGACGACGCAGGAAGCGGGGAAGCAGGGCATTGGCAGTGGCGTTGCAAGGGCATCTGATCTATCCAGTGGTGGAGCAGTTAGTTTTGCCACCGTTAAACGTATGGCAGCATTTTTTTCGCGGCATGAAAAGAATAAAAGTGGCGGCGAAAATGATGCAGGTTATATCGCTTGGCTTTTGTGGGGCGGAGATGCTGGTAGGGCGTGGGCGAATCGCATCATTAAGATGGTAGAAAATCGCAAAACAGACCAATGAGCGAATACGTGCGCGTCATTGAAGAAGAGGACGAAGGAATTGGTCTTTTAAAAGCTTTGTCTATTCTTTCTAGTAATGAGCATCGCAATACCTCACGCTGGGAATTAGTAGAAAAGCAATGTTTTAAAAATGGGCGGCTAGATGAAACGCACATTTATGTGATGAGTGTTTACGATAAGCCGGATCCTCATTTTGAGCCAACAAAATTTTTAACTTTTGAGATTGAGGCAATGGCAAAGTCTTATATTATGGAGGATATTGAACATCAACTTGCCAGTATTCGAGGAGAAGAAGACGAAGAAGATTGATTATTGCTTTTCCGAATAAATGCTATTTACCAGGAAATCAATTAATTTTTGCAATGAATGAAGGGTAGCCCATTAGCCATAGCACGCTAATTCCGTAAAGACCACTAAGAGTGCGAATTTGTACGCAATCTGGAGGGGCAATGCCTTTTTCAATGCGACAATAAGAACTTTGACTAATATGAAGTTCTTTTGCTACGTCGTGCTGCGTGAGCCCGGAATTAAGTCGGGCTTCTTTAATGCGACTAGCAATAAGAATACGAGCTTCTTGATGGGGAAGTTTAAGAGCGTCCGTGGCGCTACGTGCCAAAAACATCACTAGATTTTATTCCGTTTTGCATAAGCTTATAAAGTATAACATTCGCTTCTTGATAAAGTATGAATATGAGCACCATTTCTTGTCGATACGATTTCTCTCCTATTGAGAAATACGAACTCACACCTGAAGGCTACCTTCGGGCGTGGGCTTCTATCGCACGCACTGGCATCCAGCACTACACAGATAGTGATGGCTCCATTCGTCGTGAATATCGTCCAGAAACAGAAGTGGCGTCTCCCGATAGTCTTGCTTCATTTGCGGGCAAGGCAATCACTTCGGAACACCCCCCTGTGCTTCTTGATTCCGAAAACACTAAAGACTATCAAGTGGGCTTTAGTGGAACGGAAGTTGTTTATGACAATGGTTTTGTAAAAGCAGTGATGACCATCACTGACGAAGATACCATTAAGCGCATCATGAAGGGGGATGCTCGTGAGGTAAGCGCGGGCTATAGGGTGAATTATGATCCCACGCCTGGCGTTACAGAAAACGGTGAGCATTACGATGGCATCCAAAAGGAAATCATCGGCAATCACATTGCTGTTGTCCGCCGGGGCCGCGCTGGCCCGCAGGTGAAGCTTCATCTTGATAGGCAAGATGCTGCTGACCCATCTTTATTTCAAACAACTGAGGAACGTCTTATGACTGCCAAGGTCGTATTCGACGGCGCCGAGTTCGAGGTGAGTGAGAGCGTTGCTCTTGCTATCACCAAAGAACGGGAAGATGGCCGTATGTCCTATGAGGACATGAAGAAAAAGTACGACGAGCTGCAAGCCGCTGCCGATTCCATGAAATCCGAAATGGATGCAATGGAAAAGGAAATGAAGGGCAAAATGGATTCCGCTGAAGGGCGGGCCGATGCTCTGGCTGAGCAAGTCGAAGAATTGAAAACTGAACTCACTGCTGCCCAAGAAATCAATCTTGATTCCATGGTTGAAGAGCGCGTGGCCCTCATCGAGAAGGCTAAGCCCGTTCTGGACAGTGCTTATGAATTCGCTGGTAAAACTGCCCGCGAAGTGATGGTTGATTCCATCAAAGCAGTGCGTGGTGATGAGCTTGATCTTTCTGAGAAGAGCGATGACTACGTGCAAGCAATGTTTGACACCCTTTCTGAGGGGCGTTCTGACTCTGCCACCACTGATGAGCTGCGTAAAGCCGTAGCTTCCATTGCTTCTCCTGTTTCTGCTCCTTCCGCTTACATGGAAGCTCTGCAGAATGCTTGGAAGAAGCCCCTTTCCATCTCCAAGGAGGCTAAGTAATCATGGCCGTAGTTTTCTCTGCTTCGGGCTCTCCTACAGCAGGTGGTGTGCAACAGGCTTACGCCCTGGAGCATGACGCACTGCTGGAAGGTCAACTGTCCGACATTCGTGATAACACGATTATCACTCGCGTTAATGAAACCGCCGTCGTCATTCCTTTTGGTAATGGCGTGGTGTATGACAGCACTGGTACTGGTGGTACTGGCGCTAAGACCATCTCCGCTTCTGGTGATGCCTTCCTGGGTGTGAACGTTCTCACTTATGTGGACGAAACCGCTCTGGATGCAAATAGCCGTCCTGGCGTGAAGGTGGATCAACTGATGAACGTGGCTAGCGAAGGTGCAGTTGCTGTGTATGTGCATGGTGCTGTTAATCCTTCCACTGCTGTTCGCGTGATTCACACCGCTACTGGCGTTAAGTACGCTGGTCGCTTTAATAATGCTGCCATTGCTGGCAAGACCGCTGTTCTGTCGAATGCTCGCTATCTCACCAGCACCACTGGTGACGGTATTGCCATTCTGGAACTGAACGGTCCTTCGTTCACTCTCACTGGCGATTCCTGATAGGAGGTCTTAACCATGTCTGAATTCCGTATGGATGATGCGGGTCTGTTCCTTGAGCGCCAGCTTGAGTACATCCGCCCCCAAGTTTTTGAAGTGCAGTATGCGGATATTAAATATCCGACCATCCTGCCTGTTACGAGTGAAGCTGGCCCTGGCGCTCAGACCTTCACCTATCGCATCATGGACTCCACTGGTGAGTTCAAGCTGATTGCTGACGCTGCTGATGATCTGCCCCGCGCTGACATCAGCCAAGTCGAGAAGAGCATCAACATCCGCTCTTTCGGTGGTTCCTTCGGTTACACCGTTCAGGAACTGCGTGCCGCTCAGATGGCCAACATTGCTCTGGAGCAGCGTCGTGCTGCTGCTGTGCGTCGTGCCTATGAGGAGAAAGTGGAAGATGTGGCTCTGTTCGGTGAGAGCAGCGTTGGTCTGTCTGGTTTCTTCAACAACTCCACCGTGGACGTTGTTGCTGCTGACAAGTGGTTCACCGATAGCGGCACCACTGCTCAGGAAATGCTGGAGCTGCTGAACTATGGCGTGAGCGCCATTATCAACGCTTC